TCTCATTGGAATCAGAAAACAGATGGTACATCACAGGCAACTTTTACTGTCGATACTGATACAGGCATATTAGATGAACTACTGATTGAAATGGGTGTTACCTGGCGATTTAAACAGATGCACGGCTTTGACTATGCAGAAGATTTTAGACAATATCAGTTAGAACTAAGACAAGCTGTATCACGTTCTGGTGGTTCACCTGTTATTAGCCTTGATGATGCAAGACGATTAAGGGTAAGCCCCTACAGCTATAACTTGCCTGACTCAGGTTATGGTACGATTTAAATGCTACAACCGATACAAACGGCAAACAGATACAGAGTAAAATCTGCATCTATACCTGCACCTGTTGGTGGTCTAAACTCAAGAGATAGTTTAGATGCTATGCCACCGACTGATGCACTTGTTATGAGTAATTTTTTTCCGACTGTGGAAAAGATAACAACTAGAGATGGTTTTTCTAGTTTTTGCACAGGTGTTGGTACAGGTAATGTTGAGACATTAGTTGAACATAATGCAGGGGCTAACAGACAGTTATTGGCTGTAGGATCAAATGGCACATTGTATCAGATTGATAGTGGTAGTGCTGTAAGTAAAAAGACAGGTCTATCAAATGGTAGATTTCAGACAACAGAATTTAACGGCTTAACCATTTTTGTTAATGGAGCAGATACACCTTTTAGTTGGAATGGCAGTACAGCATCAAACCTTAGTATAACTTTATCTGATAGTGCTAGTGCATCGACACTAAAAGGTGTAACCACATATAAAAACCGACTTTATTATTTTACAGGAGTTGACCAAAACTTCTATTATTCAGCTACAGTTGATACGTTTCAAGGTAATTTTACGAAGTTTCCTGTTGGTTTAGTCGGTACATTTGGTGGTAATTTAATACAGATAGGTGTTTTGACAGTCGATGGTGGTGAAGGTCAGGATGATCTTCTAACACTAATGATGAGTTCTGGTGAGGTGTTGGTTTATACTGGTACTGATCCAAGTGCATCTAGCTTTGCCTTAGTTGGTACATTTAGGATAGCAGAACCAGTAAATGAAGTAAGGGCTATGGCTAAATTAGGTGGTGATTTGATCGTTGCCACAAGAGAAGGTTATTTGCCATTATCACAGGTTTTTAGACAGGATTTAGTGGGTAACAGAGCCACAGCGATAAGTGAAAAGATTAGAGGTACAGTCATAAGCCAGGTTGCTGAAACTGGTACAAGCACAGGTTGGCAAATACACGTTTCTGCTGATGGATCAAAAGTTTATTTTAATTATCCTACAGGTGATTCAACAGATACTTTTAACCAACATATATTTAATCCTATTACTAGGGCTTGGTCTATATTTCAAAATATACCTGCTCATGTATGGGCTAATTTTAATGGTGATACTTACTTTGGCACAACAGATGGCAGGGTTTATAAGGTTGGTGGCAATGCTGATCTTACAACAGCGATTACGGCTGATATAAGTTTTGCCTATAATTACTTTGGTGACAGAGCATCATTAAAAAGGTTTACAAGTATTTCACCTATGCTTGAAGCATTAGGAGATATTAATTTTGACTTTGGTGTATCTGTAGATCAACAAGCACCGACAGGATTAAATTTATCGACAAGTGTTTTTGAGAGTGATTTAGCAACGTGGGATACAGCCGAGTTTGACATAGATTTTTGGGCTGACACAGTTGGAGCAGGAATAATACAAAAACGAAAAGTCGTAGGTAGATTAGGTAGATCAGCTTCCTTGAGAATAAAGGTAGCATCTGCAACACAAAAGATAAGTATTTTATCAAGTAACTTTCAATTTATACCAGGAGGGCCAGTATAGATGCCTTTTAGTAGTGGCACTTTTTCAAGGGTGCATGATTTTACAGATGACAGAGATAACGGCATAAGAATCCAAGCTAGTCGTATGGATGCCGAAATGGATGGTATAGCTACAGGCTTGTCTACTGCTTTGTTAAAAGATGGTACACAAACAGCTACAGCCACAATACCTTTTGCAGCAGGTATATCTATCATTGATAACCAAAAGATAACTCTTGGTACTAACTCTGACATAACTTTACAGTATGACGAAACCACAAATGATAGTTTAGAGATAGCTGCTAATGTTGAGGGTGCTGCACTTGGTATAGTGCTAAAATCAGATCAGGGTGATGATAATGCTGACCAACACAAACTTAGTATTGCTGATGGTGGTGTACTTACTCTAGGCAGTAAGATTAGTGGATCGTTTGTAGATTATCTAACGCATACGCCTAATTCTACTGTGGCAAGTAGTACATTAGCTGTAGCAGGTAATTTGACTGTTGGTGGTAACTTAACACTAGGATCAGGAGCAGTATTATCAGAAGCAGAATTAGAACAGTTAGATGGTATAACAGCAGGTACAGTTACAGCAAGTAAAGCAGTTGTTGTAGATGCTAACAAAGACATTGCAAGTTTTAGAAACATTACACTTACAGGTGAATTAGATGCAGGGTCATTAGATATAAGTGGTGATGCAGATATAGACGGCACATTAGAAGCAGATGCTATGACGTTAAATGGTTCTGCTATTACAACAGTTGCTACTCTATCAACTGGTATTTCAAACGGCAACTTACCTGTGTTTACAAGTGGTGTAGCCGATGATGACTTTTTGAGGGTAAATGGTACAGCTATTGAAGGCCGTAGTGCTAGTGAGGTATTAAGTGACATAGGTGGTCAAGCAGCACTTACTTTTGGCATATCAAATACCAACATTCCTATATTTACATCTGGTGTTGCAGATGATGATTTCCTAAGAGTAAACGGCACAAGTATTGAGGGTAGATCAGCAAGTGAGGTTTTATCAGATATAGGTGCATCTGCTGTTGCAGGAAGTTCAAGCATAGTTACAACTGGTGCATTAGATAGTGGTTCTATTACAAGTGGTTTTGGTAATATCAACAATGGTACTTCAACACTAACAACTGGTAACACAGACATAAATGGTACTGTGGCAATATCAGGTAATACTACATTAGAAGATGGTGCAGATTTAATTACAGCTTCAGCAGGAACATCCAATGTAAGAATAGGTGTCAATGCAGGTAACTCTATTGCAAGTGGTGGTAATTATAATACTGTAGTTGGAGATGAAGCAGGTACAGCACTTACTACTGGAGATAACAATGTAGCAGTTGGATTTGAAGCACTTAAAACAGAAGATGCTCATGGTGAGAATACAGCAGTCGGTGCTGGTGCATTAAAAACTCTTAATGCAGGAACAGATTCTAAAAATACAGCAATAGGCTACCGAGCAGGAACAGCTATGACCACAGGTAGATTCAATGTTCTTGTAGGAAAAGATGCAGGGTTGGCTATTACTGGAGGAGATTACAACATAGCAGTTGGTATAGAAGCCTTAAAAACAGATACAAATGGTCATACTGCTGTGGCTATTGGAACTAATGCTTTGTCTACACAAAACTTTACTAGTGAAACAGATAATTTCAACGTAGGAGTTGGCTATCTTGCAGGAGCTAGTGTAACAACAGGAGTTCAACTTACTTTAATTGGAGGACACGCAGGAGATGCTTTAACTGATGCTGACAGAAATGTGGCAGTTGGGTTTAATGCTCTTAGTACAGATACACAAGGCAGTAGGACTACTGCTATTGGCTATGAAGCATTAGGAACTCAAAACTTTACTTCAGCTACTAACACTTTTAATACAGCAGTTGGTGATGGAGCAGGGTCGGGAGTAACAACAGGAGACAAAAACACATTAATAGGTGCTAATGTTGGAGATGTTTTAACTACAGGTAACCAAAATGTTGCTGTGGGTTATAACGCATTAGGTGCAGGAACAACGTATGATGGTAACACAGCTATTGGCTATGAAGCATTATTGGTTGCTAACAACACAGATGGCCCTGATGGAAATAATGTAGCTGTTGGAGCTAGTGCAGGAAGTGCTGTTACTTCAGGAGTAAGAAATGTTTTAATTGGAGTATCTACAGGTGCTAGTTTACGAACTGGTAATGATAATATTCTTATTGGTAAAGGTGCTGATGTAAGTGCAAATGCTGCAGCAAATCAAATAACAATAGGTAATGATATTGATGCAGGTGGAAATAATAACTTTTCATTTGGTAAAGCTAGTAATATTGTAACAAATGATTTTGACTCTGATGCTAACTGGTCAAGAAGTTCTGATAAAAGAAAGAAAAGAGAGATATATGACCAAGAATTAGGTTTAGATTTTGTTAATGATTTAAGAACTGTAAATTTTCAATGGAAGCCAAGCAATGAGTTTCCTAAAGAATGGAATGATTATAGTGAAGAAAACAATATGGATACAGATGTTGTTATGCATGGTTTTATAGCTCAAGAAGTTAAAGAGGCTTTAGATAAACATTCTTCAGAACGAGATTCTAAATTTAGTGGATGGAAAGAAGGTGAAGATGGTATGCAACATACATCAAGAGAGATGTTTGTAATACCTTTGATTAAAGCAGTTCAAGAATTATCTGCACAGGTAGACACTCTTAAAAAAGAAATTAAGGAGCTAAAAGATGGCTGAAGAAGAAAAAAAGTGGAATAGAACAGATGAAAAAAAAGCAACAGACTATACAAATATGGGTAGCTCTGTAACTGTTATCAATAATCTGATTGCTGGAGATGCTAGTGTAATAGGTGATATGACTGAAGCTCGTAGAAAAGAAAAAGTAAAAAGAAACTATACATCATTAGAAGTTGTAAAGGCTTATGATGATTGGGGTTCAGAAGATATGACAGCAGTTACAAACGCAATAGCAGCAGGTAAAGCATTCACAGGGGCATAATATGACTAAAGATAATTCTAATATTATTAAAATTTACGACAAAGAATATGACCAAAGTAATTTTGATGCTAACCAAAATCTAATAGTATCACATATAAAGGTGTTACAACAAAGGGTCACTAATCTTAGGTTTGAGTTAGACCAGGCTAGTGTGGCTCAAGATGCGTTTATCAATAAATTACTTGCATCATTAGAAGAACCAAAAGAGGAAAAAGAAGTTGGCTAAACCTAGTGTCCAATCTGTAAAAGCTGAATTAGATACACTAGCAGCACTTAGCCAGGAAAGATTTATAGAATTACTTAATAGGGTCAAAAGATTAGAGAATGTGCTAATCGGCACAGCAGCGACAACGATTGCTCTACTTATAAGCATTATTCTTAAAACATAATTACATAAAAGAGAAATATAGATGGTTGTAGCAGAGATTCTGACAGGGATTGCTCTTGTTCAAAAATCTGTGGACTTTATCAAAACAAACATTGGAACAGTAAATGACATAAAAGATATAGCCAAACAGATTGATGGGTTCTTTGAGGGTGAATCACAGATGAACAAAAAAGGTAGTTCACTTGGTATAAAAGAACAGTTTGGTATTGAATCTAGTGCATCTGATTTTATTGATAGAAAACTATTAGAAGAAGCTAGAAACGAGTTAAAACAAATAATAAATTTAAGGTTTGGCCCAACGGCTTGGGATCAGATATTAGCTGAAAGAGCCAACAGAATAAATGAAGCAAAAGAACAAGTAAGATTACAGAAAGTAGAAGCAAGACAGAAACAAAAAGAGATAGTTGATACCTTGCAAACTATGGGAATTATCTTCTGTGTCATAGCTGTTTTTATTATTGGGTTAGTGGTTACATTCAAAGCCTTTGCATATGAGTACAAAAGCAAACAACTAACCAGGCAACAAAAGATAAATCAAGGTTTAATAAAAGAACCACAGTTAGTTTTATGCAGGTTGAAAAAACAGAAAGTTTACAAAGGTAAAGTAGCTTGTATTTATCAGGGTGCTAATAGGACATTTGAATTGTCATTTCAAGACATAAGAGTTGGCTGTGTAAAAAACTTCCAATGTATTTTGAACTCAAATGGCAAAGAACCAAACATTAATGATGTAATGGAAAGTTTGAGAAGCATAGCAAAATGACGGCATTTATGTTGGCCTGTTATATGAATGGCATAGTACAGGGTGCTATATATTTTAAGTCAGTAAATGACTGCACATACTTTAAAAAAGTGTTGAATAATCAAGAGTTTATCAAGGGCAATGAAACTATTACATACAGTTGTATTTGTAAGTTAGTGCCTAAAGTAAATCCTAAAAAGGTAAAGGTTTATTAGTGATTTCTATAATTACAAACATAGATGATTATGTGAGGGCTTGGGTAGCAAAAAGAATAGGTATAAGAGGTTTTGGCCCATCAACAGCTATAGGTGTTCAAAAGGACAGTCAGCTAATAGCAGGGGCAGTATTTCACGATTATAGAGATGGACAGATTGAAGCAAGTATAGCATCCGACTCCCCCAGATGGGCTACTCGGTCTGTCCTGTATTCTTTGTTTGCTTATCCATTTAATCAATGTGATGCGAACAGGCTGTTGGTTACTTGTGATGAAAGCAACGACAAAGCCATGAAAATGAACAGGCAGCTAGGATTTACACCAGAGGGTATTTTAAGACAAATGTACTATCCCAACGATGCGATTGTTTGGGGAATGTTAAAAGACGAATGTAAATGGATAACTAAGAAGGAACTAAAATATGGGTAAAAGCAGACCAACTCCACCACCTGTACCTGATCCTAATGAGTTAATTAATGCTCAAGCTGATGCTAATAGGATCACACAGTTTACACCACAAGGTAATTTACTGTTTGGTTATTTAGGCGATCAAGGTCAATTTATACAAGGTGTAACACCAGATGATGATGGTCGTTATCAATCTGCTGCTTTTACACAGGAAACACCTTTTCAAGCACAGATGAGGGCAGCCACAGAGGGTGCAGGTTTAGGTCTAGGTAATACAGCTTTTGGTAGAGTTACAGGTCGTACAGTTATAGGGCAAAATCCTGATGGTACACCTATATTTCAAGATGATCCTGACTTTCAAAACCCATTCAGAACAGCACCTACATTATCAGGTATTAGTGCAGCACAAGAGGTTGATCCCACACAACTAGCTAATCTACAGAACTTTAATCAGAATATTGCTAGTAATGTGGCTTTGCCTACAGGTCTTAGTACAGAGGGTTTAACTGCCTTACAATCTGACCCAGAAGCTTTTAGAAGCAATATTGAAAGCACGTTGTTTAACAGACAGTTAGGATTGCTACAACCGGAGTTTACCAGGCAAAGAAATGAATTAGAAAGTAATCTTGTCAATCGTGGCATACCTATAACAAGTGATCCCTACAATCAGGCAGTAAACAGGCTTGAGTCACAACAAGGCGAACAACTACAAAGACTAGCACAACAAGCAACATTAGCAGCAGGTCAGGAGTCTGACAGATTAGTTAATCAAGCACGATCAAACAGGGCTATGGAGTTCGGAGAACGTGCAGCTAGTGGTGAGTTTGGTTTGGCAGCTAATCAAGCTAGTTTTGGTCAGAACGCAGCTAATGTTCAGTTGCAAAACGCAGCAAGACAACAACAGATAGCCGATCAGCTACTATCTAATCAGGTAGCACAACAGCAAAGACAACGTGAGATAGCTGAAAGAAATGCACTAAGAGGTCAGAACTTCAATGAGTTAGCAGCCTTATTAGGTGGCCCACAAGTACAACAGGCTAGTTTCTTTGCACCAAGTTCGGTTGATACGCAAGGTGCATTTGCAGCCCAACAGGCAGCACAACAAAATGCTTTTAATCAGGCAATGGCTAATCAAAGAGCCAATTTAGGTGGCTTGTTTGGATTAGCAGGTAACATAGGATCAGCATACTTACTTTCATAGGATAAATAATGGCAATACCACCAAGAACAATGAGTCCAAGTTTTAGATTTAAGGCACTCAACCCTGCATTTCAGTCTGATCCTAGACGTATATTAGGACAACAACTCCAACAGCAAGGTCTATCGTCAGCACCAGTACAAACACCCTTACAAGGGCTAGGTAGACTTAGTTCTGCATTAGTTGGTGCTTACCTACAAAAAGGGGCAATAGACCGACAGGTGGCTAGAGAAAGTGATTACGAAGATAAACTAACTAACGCATTGTCTGGAATGAATTTATCACAAACACCTTTTATACAATCAATTAGTCAGTTTGATCCAGTGTTAGCATTACAGTTAGGTGCTCAAGCAGAAGTTAAAAAAGCTACAACAAGACCACAAACAACTTTTAGAAACTTGTCAGATGCAGAAGCACAAGCAGCAGGTTACAAAACAGATAAAGGTCAAAAATACCAAATAAGTACACTTGGAAAAGTTAGTCAAATCGGTGGTGGTGGTATTAATGTCAATACTGGTGGTAAAGAAGGTTACAAAGCTGTGCTTGATATTACCAAAAAAAATTCAGAGTTTTCAACGGCAGCAAGGCAATCAAATTCTAATATAGATCAAATGTTAAATCTGTTGACTGATGAAAACATTAAAACTGGAACAGGGCAGGAGTTTTTAACATCCATCAATAAAATTGGCCAAATATTAAATCCATCTTTTAATTTAAAAGATGTTGCAGGTGTAGAAGCATTTAGAGGTTTTGCTAACCAAGTTATTTTACCTAAAGTTAAACAGCTTGGTTCAAGACCAACAGATAAAGATTTAGAGTTTGTTCAAGGAAGTTTTGCAAGTTTAAGTAATTCAGTTGCAGGTAATATGTTTTTGTTAAAAGCACTTAAACTTTCTAATGCAAGACAAATATTAAGAAGCGATGCAGCTATAGATTTTGTGACAAAAAATAGAGGTAAAATAAATGATGATGATTTACCTTTTGCTTTGTTTAAACATCTAGAACAGGTTGAAGCCAATTCACCACTTTATACACAATCATCTGAAGCATTGAAGCAAGAGTTTAAGGCTATAACTGGTTTAGATGCTAACCAAGCACAACCATCAAAATCTATCTTGGATAATTTAATTAAGGGTGCAACAAAATGAGTTTATCAGTTGATGATTTAAACAAATATAAATCTGCATTAATAGATTTAAGAGCAGAAAACAAAATATCTGAAAAAGGATTAGCCGATCTTAATGTTTTGGAAAAAGGCCCAATAACTAATGAGTTTTTTGGTAATCTTTTGCAAGGTGCAACTGCAAATTATAGCGATGAACTTACAGGCTGGGTAAGATCATTTTTAACTGGTGCAGACCCAAATATAACAACAAGTTTGGAAAGAAACGTAATCAAAGAATCAATCGAAGAAAGCCCTGTATCATCAACACTAACACAGTTTGGTGGTTCTTTACCTTTATTTAGAGGTAAGCCGAGCATAGGAAAAGCAACAGGTTTTGGAGCATTATTCGGTAGTGGTGCTTCTGAAGGTGACTTAATCTCTACAGAAAGAGCAGGTGATGCAGCTATAGGTGCAGCTACTTCAGCAGTTACTTATCCTGCATTTAACTTGTTACTAAAACCAATCGAAACAATAGGCTCTGGCATAAAAAACATTTTATCTGGCCCTGCATCTCTTGGTAGGCAACAGGCAAAAGAGTTAATCAAAGAAGCCATTGCTAATGATGCAAAAACAATAGATGAAGCATTTTTATATATTTTAAATAAAAACAATACAGGTAAACCATTTACACTAGCTGACATTGGAACAAATACACAATCTTTATTAGATGTTGTAAATGTCTTGCCAGGAGAAGGTAAAGGTATTGCAAATAACTTTCTTAGAAACAGAGATAAAGGGTTACTTAATAGACTAAGTACAGATTTAACAAAGGCATTTGGTAGTGATGCTAACTTTTTTGCAGAATTTAAAGCCTTACAGAACGCAAGACAAGCCACAGGCAACAAGTTATACAATTTTGCATATAAAAGAAATATTAAAATAAACAATGACTTAGAAACATTATTTAAACGACCATCTATGAATCAGGCACTTAACAAAGCATTGGCAATAGCAGCAGAAGAAGATGTTTCGCTGCCAAGAATTACAATTAAAGATGGTAAACTTATAGGCCCAAAAGGCAGTAGAATAAAGTCATTACCTACACGTTTTTTCCATTATGTAAAAAGAGGGTTAGACGATGTTGTCTTTACAGCAGGTGAGCAAGGCAAAGATTTTAGAAACACAGCAAAAAATACAAGAATACAATTTTTAGATATTTTAGACGAAGCAAACCCTGCTTATAAAAGAGCAAGAAATTATTGGTCAGGAAAATCATCTGTTATGGATGCCATGAACTTAGGTAATAATTTTTTAAAGTCGAGTGTAAATGAACTAGCTGATGAAGTAGGCAGTATGTCTTTGTCAGAACTAGAAGCATTTAGATTAGGTGCAATGCAGAATATGCTAAGTGAAATAGAAAAAGGTGCAGAAAGAACTGCTGTGCAAAGGTTATTTAGATCACCAGAAAGAGAAAAACTAATGCGTTTGACTTTTCCTGCAACTGCCGATGGCAAAAGGGCAGCAGATACATTTATTACAAAC